AAAACCGCATGGGCACGTGAGGGTATCATGAGCCGTGTCCGCAAGTCCTTTGTCAAGGGCAATCTGAAGGTCGGTTTCGAGATCAGCTCCGATGGTGCGACCGTCCACACCGAAGGTCAGGCCGTCAACGAGGAATCTCTGGTTCTCGGAACTGTAAACCTTGTCCCGGCTGCCATCAAGAAATGGATCTCCGTTTCTGACGAGGCTCTGGACATCGCCGCCGGCGGTGAGAACTTCCTTCGTTACATCTACGATGAACTGGCCTATCAGATCGCCAAGAAGGCCGCTGATGAACTGGTCGCAAAGATCAAGGCTTGCGGCACTGTTTCCACCACGACTTGCCCCGGCGTTCCGACCATCAAGGTCCAGACCGCCACGCTCGGCACTGTCGCTGATGCCATCGCCCATCTGAGCGATGAAGCCGCCAATCCTGTCATCATGATGAACAAGCTCACTTGGGGTGCGTTCAAGGGCCTTCAGGCCAACGGCTCCTATGCTTACGATCCGTTCGAGGGTCTGCCGGTTGTCTTCAATGACACCATCACGGCCTACAGTGCCGCCACTTCTGGCGTTCCCTACATGATCGTGGGCGATCTTGAGCAGGGTGCGCTTGCCAACTTCCCGGCTGGCGATGACATCAAGTTCAAGTTCGATGACATGACGCTTGCCACTTCCGATCTGGTGCGTGTTATCGGTCGGCAGTATGTCGCTCTGGGTGTCGTGGCTCCCAATGCCTTTGTTAAGGTCACGAAGTAAGGAGTAAACAATGAAAATCTTGATCGCCGTTCCTTGCATGGATCAAGTACCGGCTCCGTTTTGTCAGAGCCTGGCACAACTGCAAAGAATAGGCGAGTGCGTCCTGATGATGCAATCGGGATCACTCATTTACACATCACGCAATGATCTCGCAACGGCGGCGATCCAGATTGACGCTGATTATGTGCTCTGGCTTGATTCCGACATGGTTTTCAAGCCAGACACTTTAATCAGGATGATGGAGACGCTGAAAGCTAACGATCTCGACATCCTGACCGGGCTGTACTTCAGGCGAGTGCCGCCTTATTCGCCTGTGCTTTACAACAAGATAGAGATTGACGGTGTCGCTTGCGAGTTCTCCGAATTTAAGACCATCCCTGACGGCCTGTTTGAAGTCGGTGCTTGCGGCTTTGGCTGTGTGCTGATGAAAACGGATGTCTTCTTTGATGTCCAGTCGAAATTCGGAAATATGTTCGCCCCGATCGGCAACAACGGTGAGGATGTCGCTTTCTGCTGGAGAGCAAGACAATGCGGTTACAAGGTCGTTTGTGATCCCACCATGATTTGCGGCCATGTCGGTTATTCGGTCGTTGATGATCAGTTTTTCAAGGCTTTCAGTGCCCAAGATAGAGGTGGTTCAAATGGCAGTTGACACGACACAGATAGAAGCCGCAAAGAAAGCAAAGCGGATGACAACAAACGCATTCGATGACGAAGTGCAAAGGCTTCTGGAGACGGCAGAGCTTGATCTTGGTATTGCCGGGGTGGAGATCCCGGAAACCGCAAGCAACATCGTTTTACAGGCTAAAATCACTTATTTCCTGATGCATTTCGGAGAGCCTGACAACTATGACCGGCTCAAAGCATCGTATGACGAACAGAAAGCCCAGCTTGCCACTTGCACCGGGTTTACGGATTGGTTAGGTGTTGACGGCAATGGATAGATCTGATGTGATAACGCTCCTCGGTGTTACCCGGACGCAAGACGCTTATGGAGTCTGGCGAGAAACGGTGACAGAGAAGAACGTTTTTTGCAATGTCGCATCCGTCACCCGGTCGGAGTTTTTCGAGGGCGGTCGGAATGGGCTTAATCCTGAGTACCGCATGACGATGTTTTTCGGCGATTATGACGGCGAAACATCGCTGATCTACAAGGGCAAGACCTATTCAGTATATCGCACCTACCAAGGTCGCAACGATGAGCTTGAGCTTTATGTCGAGCGCAAGGGTGGCACAAATGGCAAGAAGAAAACGAATACAGCCGGTTGACCTATCCGACACAATAACCGCTTTGCTCAATGAATACGGCGAGGCGGTTTTTGATGTTATTGAAGAGAGCGTGAAAGAAGTCACGGATGAAGCCACGAAACAGCTCAAGGCTGTAAACCACTGGGCAAATGAAGGCTCCGGGGCTTATGCGAGTGGATGGACGAATGACACGGTCGAGGGGCGGCTGCCGCTGTCCAAGTTCATGGTCGTTTACAACGGCGAACATTACCGGCTGACGCATCTGCTCGAAAACGGCCACGTGATCCGAAACGGCACTGGCCGCACGTTTGGCAAAACCGGGAAGTATCCGCACATCTCGAAGGTTAACGACTGGGCGAACACCGAATTACCTGCCGTTGTCAGGCGAAAGCTGGGGAGCCTATGACTTACAAACAAATCTCAACAATGATATCTGAAATCGGTATTCCTTACGCCTACAATGAATTTTCAGGCGAAACGGATATCGAGCCGCCTTTCATCTGTTTCCTGTTCACAGGCTCCAATGACATGATGGGCGATAACATCAACTACCAGAAGATCCGCACACTTGCCATTGAACTGTACACCGACAACAAGGACTTTGCCCTTGAAGAAGCACTTGAAAGCAAACTGATAGAAAACGAAATCCCATTTATCCGTCAGGAAACCTATCTTGACGGAGAACAAATGTTCATGGTCGTTTATACGACTCAAATTGTTATCGAGGGGGAAAACGATAATGGCTGATACTAACAAGATTAAGTACGGCATCAAAAATGTTCACTATGCCGTTGCCACGATTGCGGCGAACGGCTCGGCAACCTATGGAACACCTGTAGCCCTTCCGGGTGCGGTGTCCATCAGTCTTGACGCACAGGGCGAAACTTCTCCGTTCCATGCTGACAACATCGCTTACTGGACGGCTGTTTCCAACAACGGCTATGAGGGTGATCTGGAGCTTGCCAAAGTTCCTGACAGTTTCCTGACAGACATTCTCGGCTACGGCGAGGACAAGAATGATGTCCTTTATGAGGACGCAAATGCCGCAGTCATCCACTTTGCGCTGACCTTCCAGTTCGAGGGCGATGCCCACGCACGGCGGCACGTGCTTTACAACTGCGTTGCAAGCCGTCCGTCAATCTCCGGGCAGACCAAAGAGGATGCCATTGAACCGCAGACGGAAACGATCAACATCACGGCCACTTCCGTCTACAATGCAGATCTGGATGCTGACATCGTGAAAGCGTCTTGCACTCCGACCGAGGCCACGCAGTATAGCGCATGGAACACCACCATTTATAATCCGGTTGCTGATACCTGATCCGAAAGGGGAAAACAATGTATTCTGAGGTCAAAATCGGGAACAAATCCGTTCCCATGATGTCGATGGCATCTGTTGATGTCTATTACCGTGAAATCTTCCATGAAGACCCGATCAAGCTTCAGGTGACTGAAAATCAGGATGCCGGGGCTATGTACGACTTCACCATGAAGATGGCCTTTGTTATGGCCAAGTTTGCCGAGCTGAAAGACCGCAAGGCCATGCTCAAGCTGACGCTGTTTGATTATCTCGACTGGCTCGATCAGTTCGACCGCATCGACCTTGCCAACGCTCTGGAGAATGTGCAAAGAGTTTACAACGGCCAAGCGATCACGACAGCAGACGCAAAAAAAAACACAGACGGACAGACAGACAGCTAACGACAGCTTTATTCGTACTCCGAGCTTTTCAGATGCATCTAACCTTGGATGATTTGGACAGCTTGGAGTACGGTTTCGTCTTAGACATGATGACCGAAAGCGGAAATGATGATTACAAGTATCAGCCTGTTGCTGATCAGTCAGATTTTGACCGCTTCTGAGAGGTGATAAGATGGCAGGTGGACGGATCGCTGGTATTACCATTGAAATCGGCGGCGATACCACAAAACTAAGTCACTCTCTAAAAGGGATTGACAAAGACCTAAAACAAACAAAGAACACGCTGAAGGATGTTGACAAGCTCCTGAAGCTCGACCCCACCAACACCGACCTGTTGCGGCAAAAGCAAAAAGCCCTGAAGGATGCAATCACGCAGACGAAAGAGCGGCTTGAACAGCTGAAAGCGGCACAGGCTCAGGTTCAGGAAGGTACAGCCGAATGGGATGCCCTACAGCGTGAAATTATAGCCACAGAGCAAGACCTGTCCGGGCTTGAGGGCGAATACAAGCAGTTTGGTTCTGTCGCATCGCAACAGCTTATTGCGGTCGGTAACAAGCTACAGGATGTCGGCGGCAAGGTTGAGGAAGTCGGGAACAAACTCAGGGGCTTCAGTGCCGCCGGGGCAGCTGTCGTGACCGCTCTGGTCGGTCTGGGAGTCCAGGCGGCGAACACAGCCGATGACCTGAACACACTTGCACAGCAAACCGGGCTGACAACAGCTGAAATTCAGAAGATGCAGTATGCCGCCAGGCTTGTTGATGTTTCTGTCGAAACGATCACCGGGGCACTGTCGAGGATGAAGAAGACCATGACCGGGCAACCGGAAGTATGGGAACAGCTCGGCGTTTCCGTCACAAACGCTGACGGCTCGATGAGATCCTCAACAGATGTCTTTTATGATGTACTGCAAGCCCTGTCGCAGATCGAGAACGAAACCGAACGAGATCAGCTTGCAATGGCTGTTTTCGGCAAGGGTGCGGATGAGCTGGCCGGGATCATAGACGATGGCGGTCAGGCTCTCCATGATTACGGTGAAGAAGCCGAAGCTCTGGGGCTGATCCTTGATCAGGATGTCATTGATGAGATGAACGATGTCAACGATCAGCTGGACAAAAGCAAGGCACAGCTGAAAGCCGCCGGGCTTCAGATGGGGGCAAAGGTCGGCAAGGTTCTGATCCCGATTATTGAGAAGATCGCCGCCGGGATTGAAAAGCTGACCGGGTGGTTGGAAAAGCTCTCGCCCGAACAGCTCCAAGTCATTATGACGGTGGCAAGCATCATCGCTGTTGTGGCTCCGTTGCTGATTGTCATTGGCAAGGTGATTGCGGCGATAGGCACGGCGATATCGCTTGTTGGTAAGGTGATGACCGTGCTAACGGCGGCGAACCCGGTTGTTCTGATCGTGATTGCGGTAATTGCGGCTTTGGTCGCTATCGGCATCGCACTGTATAAGAACTGGGATACCATCAAGGCCAAGGCTATCGAGCTGTGGAACACGATCAAAGAGAAGTTCAACGCAATCAAAGAGAGCGTGACCACGGCAATCGCCGGGGCGAAAGAAGCTGTTGTCAACAAGTGGAATGAGATGAAGACCACAGTCACGGAAACGGTAGAGAACATCAAAACTGGCATTGCTGAGAAGTGGGATGCGATCAAGACCACCGTGACAACGAAGATTGAAGCCTTGAAGAATTCGGCGGTTCAGAAGTTCAATACTTTGAAAGCCAAGGTTCAGGGGATCATCAACAAGATCAAAGCCCTGTTTAGTTTCGATTGGAAGTTGCCCACGCTGAAAGTTCCTCATGTCACGATGGACGGCGGCGAAGCTCCGTGGGGCATCGGCGGCAAAGGCCGTCTTCCGTCATTTCATGTTGACTGGTATGCGAAAGCCATGCAGAACCCGGTCTTGTTCACGGCTCCGACTGTTGTCGGCACACCGTCTGGGGCGAAAGGCTTCGGGGAAAGCGGTGCGGAGATCGTCATGGGATTGGATCGCTTGCGTGAGCTTGTCGGGAGCCAGGAGCGCAATGTAAATGTGCAAGTGGTGCTTCAGGGCGATGCCCGGAGCCTGTTCAGGGTGATGAGCCAGACCAACAACACACGCACAAGGGCAACCGGCTACAATGCCTTTGCGATGGGGGTGTGATTATGGCCTTGACTAATCTTTTCAAAATCAGCACAACCGATTTAACCGGCTATGAGGATGTAGAGAAACACGCAGTTAACAAGGATGAAATCTTTGAAGAGTGGGTGGATGGGAATTACATCTCACATCGGCTATTATCACGGACGCAGATCGCCGGGTCGGTGTATCTAAAGTTCACAAGGGAAACGGCATACACGACATTCTTGAACCTGTTGCAGACGGCGAGGGATGCGGATGGGTATTACCCGGTCACGGTCTATTGCTCCAACACTGGCACGGCTGAAACGATCAACGCTTATCTTGACATTGTCGGTGAAACGAAGTGGGATTTGTCAAGCCCGATGAAATACCACGGCCTGACTCTTCAGATCACAGAAAGGTGATGCGATATGCTGAATATTCCCGATGAAGTCAAAGCCCTGTTCAGCTCTGACACTGTCAAGAAGAACTTTCATGTTAGGTTCCCGAATGGGGAATACACAGATCTGAACAATGAGAACCTGATCAGCGAGAGCGTGAACTTCACCGAAAGCCTTTGTTCGCAACAATATTTTAAATTCGGCCTTGCTGAAGCATCTCAGATTGAATTCACAGCTGTCGGCATCCCGAATGTCAGAGGTGCATACATTGAAGCCGCCATTGAGATTGACTGCACCCGGCTTGGGGCGGCTTGGGCATCTGATAACCCAGTTGATCCCACGCTTGATTTCCTGACACCGCAAACGTGCGAGTATCAAGGGAAAATCTTCTATCGTGTGCCTTACGGCCTGTTCAAGGTGGACACTTGCCCAAGGGATAAGGGGGCAATGTTTCAGAGAAAGATAACGGCTTACAGTGAAGGAATTCAGAACAATAAAGATAACGCTCTGCCGCCTTTTGAATACAACAAACTGAACCAGTTGCTCCCTTATGATTCCAAATACACGCCGAACGCTCTATATCTGTTTTTTGCAATGTTAGGCACGAAAAGAGATGTAGAAACGGCTGGGTGGACAAAAACAAGTATTAGCCGATTGGAAAACCCACGGGATTATTTCAGGACTACAGTTGATTTTAATGGCGGCGGCTATGGAAATCTGGATCTGTCTTTCATTGAAGAAATCTTTGATACGTCTGTTTGGGATGGAACAAAGCGGCTGAAAGATAATTCCTTGCTTTATGTCGAAGCGGCTGAAGACCCGGATGCGGTATACTCCGATCTTGTGGATGAAATTGTATCGCATCTTGAAACGGATTTTGACATTGATTGGGAAGCAACACTTGCTGATGCTCAGTTGGCAACTATTCGGGAATTCGTTGAACGTGATCTGATCGGTGCTAACGAACTAGCATATAAAAATTTTGTGGCTCCGCATTATGATCTTGTTTACGGCGCAGGTGGTTCCGCTCAAATTGCGGTCAGAAACGATATGGACGGCAGTATGCTGAACTGTCTGTATTATCCCTATTATGGTTCGGAAACAGGGCAGTATTTTTATGGGAATATCAGACACAGAACCGGGGGCTTTATTCTGTCGGCAAATGGTATTGATGTAAACCTTGACACGACTGTAAGCAGTCTGAATGTATACCGCTACAAGTTCACCGGCTCAAATCCGTTTTTGGGTGTGAATTTCTCGTTCAAGTCAACGCTGAAGAAAAGCATGATATCATTCCCATCACAGACAAAGAAAGTACAGTGCTACGGTTTTTCAAACGCATTTTCAGCGTATGACATTGATATTGGAATGCTTGAGCTTTTCGGGCGGTTCCTGAAGCCTAACAGATACGGATATCAGGCATTCTTCCAAATGGCTGAAAATCCCACGGCGATCCCTGTACCCACTTCTGATTGGGCTGAATTCTGGTGGGATGAAACACCGATTGACGCAATTGGTCAGGTTAAAGTGATTTACACCGACACCGAAAACAACGAACAGCAACAACAGACTTTCACAATTGGTGATGGTAACAGCATTTACACCATTGAGAACAACGAAGCCCTGAAAGCGTCCGAAATGGACATGGACACAATGCAAGATATCCTTGATACGTTCTTTGCCCCGAATGCATCAGTCGTGAACTTCACCCCGGTGGAATTGAGCATGAGAGGACTGCCGTATCTTGAAAGCGGCGATTACATTGAGCTTACAGCTGAAGACGGCGAAACCATTGAAACGTACATCCTGAGCCAGACCATCAGTGGCATTCAGCATCTTGAAGCGTCCATCACAAGCACCAATGGCGAACTGCTGGAGGTGATTGAGAATGAATAAAACACTTGCAATGCAATTCGGCTCTGGCGGTCGAGTCAGCAATCTTCCGGCGAACATCAGACTTGTCGAGGCCGGAGAAGTCACAGATGCAACGACAATCACGATCACGCCGGAAGCGGGCGGGATGTATCTTCTCTGCACAAAAGAGTGGAATGCATCGAGCGGAGCTTACCGAGGCCACAGAATGCACGTTGTGGCGGCTCCCGAAGTGGATTATTTCGGTTCTCAGGCTTGCCAGCGCATCAACACACTGCACAGCGACAACTATGGCGTGAACATTGTTTATGTCGCTGACAGCTCCATCACGCTCACACGCTCATCGTCTACTTACGCTTTCAGATACGCATTTTACAAACTTTTTTAGGGGGAAACAGATATGGCAACTTTGGAACCAATCACAAGAGTAGAGCAGTTTCTCAGCGACATCATCGACCAAGGCGGCGGTGGCGGCGGCGGCTCTGGCGGCTCTGGCGGCGGTGTGTTGATTGTGAACGATGTCAACGGCACGCTGGACAAGACATGGCAGGAGATTTATGACGCCGGATTTAGCGTCATCAAAGAGCCAAATGGCCTTTTGATGTTTTGCGCTGGAGCACTTACAAATGACGGTAATTATATCGCCCCTTATTTCAATCCGATGTTAAACACCGTGACTGACTGGACTGCAAGCGCGGCAAACGGATATCCGTCTTCCGGGCAACCGGGACCTGATCCGGGGCCGACCACGAGCTGATGAGGTAGCACCATGCCAACACTTGAACCAATCACACGAATTGAGATGTACTTGGCGAAAATCGCCGGGGCTAACGTCACAACGCCAACGCCAATCACGAGGATTGAGCAGTTTCTTGATGACTGGGCAAACGGCGGCGTCGGCGGTGACACTTCCAACATTGTCGGCACAGGCAAAGTGGGAATGATGAAGATTTAAGGGGGAATTACCAATGAGCTACACACCAACACAATGGGCAACAGGGGACACCGTGACGGCTGAACGGCTGAATAAGATGGAGAGTGGGATTGAGCTTGCAAATGATCAGTTTGTTGTCACGTTTACACCGACAGCGCAGGATTTCTCTGGCACGATTGATAAGACTTGGGGAGAAGTTGACGAAGCGTATAAAGCAGGCAAAACGATCGCGTTTAAGCTCTACGTGGATCAAAATGGCAGTTATCTTATTACTACAAACGTAGTCGTATATGGTGGCGTAGGGACGCAATCATTATGGTTCAGCTCATATCTGTTAATTAATGGTGTTGGATTTGTTAAAGCATATTCTGCTACGAATCCATCACCTGATGATAACACATACAGCACGATCATTTACCCCCTCACCCCCATGTCCTAACTGATCATGAGCAAACAGCAAATCTACAATCTGCTCAGACAGGGCGGCTTGTCGCAGTCTGGTGCGCTTGCCATGATGGGCAATTGGCAGTGTGAGAGCGGCCTTGAGCCGAATAGGTTACAAGGGGATTTTTCCCCATATCGCACAGTCAGCAAGGATTATGTCAGACGGATAGAGAGCTTTCAATTACAGCGTGATGCATTCGCTCATGATGCCAAAGGCTTCGGCTTGGCACAGTGGACTTATTACAGCCGCAAACAAGCCTTGTGGGATGCGTGGCACAAATCCGGGCTTTCTATTGCGTCAGCAGAATTACAAGTCAAATTCGCCCTTTATGAGCTTCAGACGGGCTATTCTGGCCTGTTAGGGTATCTGAGAACAACCAATGATCTGTATGAAGCCACAGCCCGGATCTGCCGGGAATATGAGCGGCCAGCTGTCAACAACATTGACGCACGGTTTCAGGCGGCAAACAGTTTGAAGTATGAAATCAATCTTGAAGGCAAAACCGAAGAACCGACACCGGCACAGGACCCGGCAGAAGAAGCACACGCATTGTCCTTGCCCGATCTCCAGATCAACAGCACAGGCGATCCTGTTGTT